ACTCCTCGTATATATCTTATACATTTGTCCATCATTCCCTAATAAATCTCTAATGTATTTAAACCCTAATCTTTCTCCAAACCTACCTAACTTATCATTATCTACTAAGCCATATAAAGGAGCATTGAGTAGTGATTGAAGCTGGTTTAAATCTTTAATATAATGTTTCTTTGTTTCTGCTGACCACTTAAACACATCGGTATGAAGCCAGTATAAGTTACTAAACAACTCCAAGTACATTATATATTCTTGTCTATTTACTACTGGAAACTTATACATCAGGTCTTCATAATGTAGCAAAGAGCATAGTATGGCGGCAGGTTAGCGTTGTTCCCTGAGACACCTGAAGTTGCAACAGTTGTTGCGACTGTTACACCTGTTGTTGAGGATGATGTATCACCTTGATAGTTTCGTGCTTCCCCGCCGCCTTGATTAACACCGCCAGTACCTGATAACCCAACGCTAGTAGGTGATAGAAAAGGAACTGTACTGTCATCACAAACACCGTTTCTGTGTGTGTGGCCTGCATCAGTAACAGTAGAAGTAGCAGTGTGATTGTGACTGACCACGACAGCGTCTTTAGAGCCTCCAGTACCGCCCACAGCATAAGAGTTACCAGCACCTATAACAAACTTATCCCGTAGGTCTGGGGTGCTATTAGAGCCGTTACAGAGCGTCCACCCAGTAGGGACAGAACCAACCGACCCTGACCAGATCATGATCATGCCTGAAGGGATCAGAGCAGCCGTAGCAGCCGCTATAGCAGTGGTTACAAAGGCTGTGGTAGCTATCTGAGTAGTGCTGGTCCCTGCAGTGGCTGTAGCAGCCGCTGGAGTGCCTGTGAAGGTAGGGCTGTTTAGGTCTGCCTTGGACGAGATAGCAGAGGCAATAGCGTTATACTCAGTATCAATCTCTGTGCCTTTGATGATCTTGGCTGGGTTGCCAGTAGACAGGCCATCCTTAACAGCAAAGTTAGTAGCTTTTACATAGTTACTCATGCTTGTTTTCCTTGTTTAATATAGATGTCAATCCTTTGAATAGAGATAGGGTTCCCGTTGATCTCAGCCTCTAGTCCAATCTGCATAACAGACCCTGTGCCGCCAGCCTGTATCTTAAACTTATCTAGGACAATACCGTCTGAGAACTCAGCAATATTGTATTCCCCTATATTATACTCGTAAACTACAGAAGTGTCAAGCTTTTTCGTAAAAGCAAAGTAATTTTCGTTATAATCAAAGCCCCACTTAACAGCCACGTTCTGGTTAGAACCTCCGATGACCACGAATCCAATCTGCTTCATGATCTTTTCTATGGTAGGCTGTTCAAAGTCGAAGTAATTGGTATAGTAGCTAAACCGATAGTTAGTTCCGTTATCAGAGTGCCCAAAGTACTTTCCTATGTACCCAGGCTTACCAAGGTATAGTTCTTTGGAGTTAGTCACAAGAAAGGATTTAGGCTCTATAGCACTCCATGTGGTAGCCCTAGCAGCACCATCCTGCAGAGGAGTTCTCATGTCAAAGCAGTAGACTGACTTAGTAATCGGCAGGGTTAGGAGGTAGAAGGCATCCCTGTCATAGTATACAGACTTGATATTAGCCGCTGTCTCAGAGGCCACGCTAGTCATCAGCTCATCCCGTACATTCTTGGAGATATCCCGCATAGGCAACGACTTCTCCTGAATAACCCGCTGAAGGCTTCTAACCCCAGAATCAGACAAGAAGATAATATCCGTACCAGTGCTCTGAACAGAGTCCCTAGCAATACAGCCCACATTAGGAATATAGTCTGCTAAGGTTAGCGTAGTTACATCGATTGGGTTGGCATAGACAGCAATGTTATTACGACCAAAGATAATCAGGAATCCGTTGTGCGCTGCAATAGCAACTATCTTATCCGAGTTAGGGAAGACAGCGTTTAAGGACAGAGAGCCAGAGTCTCCACCTTGGAAGTCTGATCCATCTAGTAAGCGAGTGAAGTATACTGTCTGTGGATCTCCAGTAATGTCTGAAACCCAGATACGTCCATAAGCCGCTAGAGCGCAGTTAGGAGCAAAGTCACCAACAGAATACCCCAAAGGTATTGTCCCTACATCAGCAAGTCTTTGGAAGCCGAAGGAGCCTGTGTGAGAGTGTGGGTTAGCGGTGGTTGTTACTGTGCTAGTCAGAGCATCAGATACTGTGTAGCCAGCACCGCCAGTGGTAATAGTTACAGTAGCGATGCCTGTACCAGATCGTGTAGCCACAGTCACGGTAGCAGCAGTGGTTCCACCAGACAGGGTAAGGATGTCTCCTACATTGTAGCCTGATCCAGCAGCAGTAATAGTCAAACCAGTAATAGCGCCGCTAGAGACAGTAGAAACTGTAAACGTAGCTCCAGTTCCCGGAGTAGCCATACGATGGTACATCAGCATAGGATGCCCAGACTGAACCAAGTAGGCATGAGGCTCTGCATCAGAACCATCACCGTAGGGCAGAGCAGCTCCCTGCCAGTTGTTTCCAGTGATTGTGTAGGTTAGGTCTGCACTGTTAGCTTGATTGCGTACAGTCTTGGTAGTCATCGTGGTAGTACCAGTAAACAGCCTATTGTTACCAGCACTAAGGAATTGACTAGACCCATTATCAGTTAACTCAAACATGAACTCTACTGGGTTAGCAGCACCTAAGTCTGTGTTAACTGCTGTGTTTACAGGTGTCCAGCCTCTACGAGCACCGATACGACCATACTTATCAACCACGCAGTTGTTAGCCTCTAGCGCAAAGCCAGAAGACAGAGACACTGCAGACTCTTGGATGTTTAGTCCAAAGAACCCTGGTGCTGCGATACTAGCTGTTTGTGATGGAGATGCCATTAAGTAGGTGTCCAAATAAATTCATCAGGATACTTGTTGCCCTCAATAGACACATGGTCTGCTAAGGATGTCTGATACAGCGCATAAGCCTCAGAGCTGCTTAGGCCACCATCTTCTCCACGCTCTGCCAGTGCCTTAGCATAGGCCAAGAAGATGACAGGCTCGTCAGGAACCTTGATCTGGTCTGAGTTAAGAGATAACTGTGCCTGTGGCTTAATCACGTTAAAGTTGACAATGTAGTTAGCATCAGGGATTGGATACAAGTCTACCTGTGTGTCACCGTTACTGTCCACACCGTTAAAGTTGTAATAGCGAGGAGAGCCATATTCAGGTGTATTAACCAAGAACAAAGCGTCCATCTCTTGCGTTGCAGCATTGTTTAGAAACCAGTTGCTAGAGTCATTCAGAACATCAAAGACCCTAAATCGAATGCCAGCATTAGTGAGGACATAGTTAAAGAGGTTAGCAGTAGTAGACACAGTAAGAGTTTCAGACAGAGCATTCCAATTGTATGCATCTTCTACCTGCCTCTTAGCGTCATTGACGAACTTGCTAATTAGTTTGGAGTATGAGGTGTCATTGACTGAAGTAACCTCGTTCTCACGAAGCCTAACCAGTACATCATTGACAAGTTCTAGATAAGTTTTGTTTGCCATTTAGCAATCCCATTTCCTAAGTGCCAGTGCTTTCCTTGTTGGTCTGCCCTTCTCATCCTTCATAGGACCAGGTACACTACTCATACGAGCGCAGAATGACTTCCTACGAGCAGCCTTCTTAGGAGACTTTGCAGCCTCTTTAGAGGACACTGGAGGCTTCAGGTTAGCGCCTTCCTTGTTCTTAAAGTATGCCCTGCCTTTGGCGTTTAAGCCACCTTCTGGGTTCTGATATACTTTCTTTACCATTTATTTCTTCTTTGCTGTCTTTGCAGACTGTTTAAATGCCTTAGCAGTGGGTGCGCCTTTAGAGCCTACCTTACGCATCTTCTCACCAGATCCCTCTGCTATCCGTTTACGCTTTGCATTGATATTGGCATAGAGTCCGGGCTTAGTAACCACGAGAAGAGCCTTTCTTTGCTTTCTTCTTCTTAGACATACCAGTCATTGATAGGCCAACAGCTACTGCTTGTTTCTGTGGCATACCTTCTTTACGAAGTTTGCTGATCTTAGCCGAAGCTGCCTCTTGTTTGCCCTTCTTAGTGTAAGGGTATTTCTTTCCGTCTACCATTGGCATACTATTCTCCTTTAGAATTGGAACTGAACTGTCATCTCAGGCATGAACTCTACAGTTGCTATGTAGGTTACTGTCTGAGTACCCGAGTTTTGTACTCGAATCTCATCACCAGCTTGTAAGACTACCTCTGCCTGTCCATCTAATCTAACAAACTCACCAGCACCTAAGTTCTTACCACCAACAATAAAGTATTCAGTGTTGGTAGAAGAGTCATACCAGTAGACCTTCGGAGTGTCGTTACCAGTAAGACTAATGATGTACATCAACTGCCAAAGACCAGTATTCTTAGTAGGAACCGTAAGAATAGTTTCCTTGGTAGTAGTGCTTTTAGTTTTAACTGCGGAGACTTTTCTGCTCATATTAACCTACTTTAAGAACTAAACTGAGTAATAGAACTACGATAAAACCAGTAGTGCCTAGCAGGATCTGTTCTAGTCTCTTTAGCCTAGCGTTGATGCCTGCATAGCGTTCAGCGCATACTGCCTCATGGGTATCAAGTTGGCCTTTGACTTGGTCTACTGATGACATCACTATCTCCACTTAGGTCCTTCCATCCAGGCTACTAGCGAGTGTCTAGTGCCCTTGGTTACGGGGTTTACCTTATGAACTACAAAGGAGGGAAACACTAAAACAGTTCCTTGTGTCTTAAGGTGTTCTTGTTTAGGGGCGCTGAGATGTAACGGCTGCATCTCAAACTCCCCACCTTCATACTCTTCTGGGCTAGACAGTTGGCACACCAGAGATAACTTCCTGTGTACTTGTCTACCATCATCCCAGTTTACATCATTGTGCCAATTATAATAACCTTGATCTTCTGCGTTGTACTCTGTAAACTGAATCTCATTTAAGTGCCACAACTCAGATCCAAAGGCATTATGATTGGCAATATGAAATAAGTTTGTTATCTCATGATATAGCCAACCAAGGTCTTTATTGTCTCTAGCGATCCACCTAACCTTACTTCTACGAACCTTAGTGTCTACGTTAGAGCCTTGGAAACCTATTACTGCATCCTGCGGTTCTATCTCTTTTGCTTGTTCTATTATGGTGCTACAAAGTTCTTTAGGATACCTCTGCTGCCACATCTGCCACATTGCGTTCATTGAAAACACTTAAATGTTGGCATTTATCTTTTCCATAATCTCGTCCATGCTCTCCGAGACTTCCCAGTTGTTGCCGTTCATACCAAAAGCTACACGAACCTTTGTGCCGTCTTCCTGGGTGTGTTCAAAGAACGATGCAATCAGGTCTGTATTCAGGATTAGACCTTCACCGATGCGGCCCTTGGCGGCGTTAGTTAGTTTGATAAGTTTCACGCAGCAACCCCTTCAACTTCAACCCACGAAGTTGTAGCCTCGTCCCATGAGTAACGCTTGCCGTCATCTGGGTAGGCAACAGGTGCGTCCCACAGGCAAGTGCCTTCGTTTAGAACCCATGAGGCATAGGGCTTCGGAGGAATGAACGCATCACGTACAGGATCGTAGGTGTACCCGATACCAGCATAGTTCTTACGCAGAGGCGTTCCACCTAATGCGTGTACCCCGCCGTGGGTGTTGTACGAAGTCTGCTTATAGACATCGCCTGTACGAGCGCAGAGGTCTGCCTCTTTACCGTCATCTTCTTGCCGCCCTACGGTGACAAAGGTGACGATGTTGTTTTCGTCTAGTTTTGCAAAATGTGCCACTTAGTTCTCCTTAAATAAATGTTACGACTTCTGAGGTTGTAGATGTTGCGGTCACTTCATAGACCCTGAAACCACCGCTTGCAGAGCCACCACTAAAGGTTACACCGGATGAGAACGCCGCTGTGTAGGTGTCGGGAATCTTGATGACTACAATACCAGAACCGCCTGCGCCAGCCGATGATGTACTACTAGCCCCGCCTCCACCTCCACCTCCTGTGTTGGCAGTTCCAGAGCCTCCATTCGTTACAGATGGAGCATGTCTTCCACCATTACCACCACCCCCAGTACCTCCAGTACCTCCAGTATCGCCAGCACCAGCACCCCCACCGGCTCTAGTTACGGATGAACCTGTGATAGTCGATGCAACGCCAACACCGCCATTAGCACCAACTAATGAAGTTCCATTATTACCTACTGCTCCTGCTCCCCCACCACCGCCGCCAGCATTTTCACCGCCAGCAACGGCAGTTCCACCATTAAAACCTTGATTAGCAGTTCCACTTCCTGCTGTTCCGCTTGGATATGGCGATGAACTTATATTACCAGCACCGCCTCCTGAACCACCTGCACCACCATTAGCACCAACGCCGCCACCAAATCCAGCGCCGCCATAACCACCACCTGTTGAGGTTACAGAACTAAAAACAGAATTAGCCCCTGAAGAACCAGCAGTATTTGCACTAGTTGCACCAGCACCGCCGCCCCCAACCGTAACCGTATATGCAGTGCCAACATTAAGGGTTAAAGAAGTCTCGGCGCTTGCCCCACCACCAGAAGTGCCAGCACTTGTTCTATAGCCGCCTGCTCCCCCGCCACCACCGCTATATGTGTTTGCAGTATTACCTCGACCACCACCCCCACCACCCGCAATCACTAGGAAGTCAGCAAGGATAGTAGGCGCAC